ACGATTTGTCCATACGCTGCAAGAACTTTAGTTTTGGTTATCTTAATAAATACTTTAGATCTTTCGGAATCACGATATTGTGTTGTAGAATCGTAAATGCCTTTAAAGTTTTTGTAAGACTGTAACCATTTAAGTTCGTGAGTTCGTCTACCGTTTTCTGAATCTTCAAACTTTTGTTTAACGTACCCTGCCAGTCCGGGCATTGAGTCTTCTGGACTAACTATAGGTATGGGGGTATCGTCATCAGGTTGAAGAAAACTTTCATCAGCCATTATTTATCCTTGATTAGAAGTAGTTTCTATCGTCAGCCATTTTAAATAAAGAAGCTTCTACTGTTGGTTTAGTTTGCTTCTTTGGCATGTCTTGAGTTAATACATCTGGGTTAGTCTCAGTTGTAAACTCTAAACCTTCTCTGTACAGTTTGTCAGAACCCATTGCATCATCAACTGATGTTTTATCTGATCCCATAATATAAGCTGCACCTTGATTAAGATTTCCTGCTGCCATTTTTATCTCCCTATTTGGTTTTGGTTTATAAATCCCTGATCTTCAGGGGGTGTAACTGATGTGTTGCGTTGAACTCTATCAGCTAATCTCTGTCGTCTTTGAATGTTTTGCTCTCTGACAAATCCTTGATCTCTAGCAAGTCCAAACTCACTAGATGCTTGTGGTAATCCTACTTCTCTTGCTCTTTTAGTATATGCACCTGCAGTGTCTACTACATCTGTAGCTAATTCTATACCCGGATCTAGTACCCTTGCTGCAGTTTCTAAGCCTGCTGAAACCTTTGGGCCTATGACTTGAGACACTTTTGCTCTCAAGCTAGGATCACTTTTATCCCCAAATCTTTTAAGTCCCTCTTCTTCTAGTGCTTTTATATTAGCACCCACAGCTTCTTCATATAAAGTTGGTGCTATTATCGCAGCTCCTGCAATGCTTAAAAGTGGACCTTTACCTTTTAAAGAAATTCCAAACTTAGCTAGTTTATCTTGTAAACCTTTTGATGGTTCACCTTGAACGGTAGGAGTAACTGTTGTTTGTTTCGCTACAGGTGCATCAAAGTAATTTGAATAACCTTCTGTTTGACTTGTTATTCTAGGAACTTTGCCTGATAAATCGTATCCGTATTTTTTAGCAACAGGTGCAAACGTAGCTGAAATTTTATTTGCATTTTGAGCATCTATACCTTGTGGATCAATAGCACCCGGAAAATCAGTTTGGTAGCTGACTAATTCACCTGTAGCTCCTTTTGCGACCCCTGATAAACTTCTTCCTTCAAGATATGCTACTTGAGTATCTGGTATGCCTGCTATTTGTCCTAACTTCGCATGAATATTTCTAAACAAAGATGATCCAGTTTTTCCGGGTGCATCTTTATCTAGAGGAGCTAAAGTGTTAAAATACTTTCTTGTTTTTTGATCATACAGTATATTAGGAACTTTTACTCTTTTAAGCAAAGCTGTCATGTCTCCTGATGTAACAAGTTTACCGTTAGGCTTTACAAAAAAATGTTTTACACCATCAACTTCTTTTATTTTATTATTTTTAATTCTATCTTGAAGTATTGAATCAGCTAACGCACTTAACGGTATGCTTACACTTTTACCTTTAGCACCTTTTGCTTCAGACGGAATATACAAAGATCCACTTTCAGGAAAGTAATCTCCCACCTGTAATCCTGCTGCAGCGTTTGGTCTAAGTCCATTTTGAATATTAAATAAAGCTGCATCAGCCACAGCTTCTAAAGCAGGATCTTTTTTAAACTCTGCTATTTGTGAAAACAGATCTTGTAAAACTTTAGGATTAGGATTAACAGATACTAACGCTTTAGCTTTAGCAGGCTCTTCCATTCCAAATATTTTTAAGTTTTTAGCAGTAGATGTTTCTTTATCTGGTAAAAACTCGTATAGTTTATCTGTAGAGGGTATAATGCTTTTTAAAGATAAACCAACTTGACGAAGATTTTGCATCGGCTGTTTGAGTGCCGTGCCTTCAGGAGCTTTAGCAAGTGTCTTAGCTAGTAGAGTTTTGCCTTCTTTATCAGGCATAAATATTTTTAAAGCTGATCCTTTTTGATCAGCGATACCCTTAAACAACTTTACACCTTCTGTAACAAACGCTTTACCTCTTTTTTGTCTATTAGCGTAGTCTGTTAAAACTTCTCTAAGTGTAGAATCTCTTGTTATCTCTGCCATCTATCAATACCCAAATGTTTGATCATGGACTTGGTAGACCTGATTTTTGATGCCATTAAGCGTTTTATGAATGGACACATATCCTGTCATCCTTGTCATTAGCATGTATCGTAACGCATCGTATGCGTGATCTTCTGCTTTTGTATCTACGTCTTCTGCGTTGCTTTTACTTAACGGTATACCTGAAAGTTGTTTTATTAAGTTAACGCAGTTTGGAAATATTCTTATTCGTGGCTCGTTTGTTCTTGGATCATCTGCAAGCCTACGATGTATCTCCATCTTTCCTTGTAATCTGTTTCGATCTGCAGGTATCCAACGGACACCACATCTCATCATTGTTTCTGCTATTGAAGGGCCGAACCCTGTCTTGTTCCAACATGAGGAGTCAAGCACTGTATAGTGAGGTGTTGGATCTTCTTGTTCTACTTGTAGTATTCTATCAGCTAGTTGCTCTGCTGTCAACTGTTTTACATATAGCTCACGATAGACCCAGATATTATTATCCCAATCAATTGCACCCCATAACACACAAGAAGGACTTGCATAGCCGTAGTCAGCCGCCCTAATGCGTGGGAAGTTGGTTGGTAAGTCAAAGCTAGGGACAACATGTTTACTTCTACTAAATTCTGGGAACGCTGCACCTTCAGTGACTTCCCAGTCTCCTTCTAATAATCTCTTACGTTCAACCTCTGGCAGTGAACGCAACATAGCTTCGTACTGTCCATCTGCCAACAAGTATGGATTGTCAGTTAGACGTGCAGGTATGAACCTACGATAAAACAGTGGCTCTCCTTCCTTTTCGTGACCTTTGGGCCACAAGAAAGGTTTACCAGTTTCGATATCCATTGCAGCAAAAGTTGATCCGTGTTCAGATGGATCGATATACATCTTCTTAACCCACCAACCACCAACCCCTCCGGGGTTAGCTGTGCAACGCATGTACAAATGCTCTTGTAACTCTGGGTCGGTTGTTCTTAGTCGTGAACGAAGATAATCCCAAACGTACGGAGATGGGTATTGGGTTATTTCGTCTATGCCTATCCAGTTAAATGCTTGACCTTGAAATCGAGTTACGTCTTTGTCTTTGTCTAAGTATGTAAACCAAATCGTTGCACCTGATGGAAAGTGCCACGTTGATTTTGATTCTCTAAACTTTGCACCCGGAAAAGCTTTAGGGTACAGTTGACGTGACTTGTCTATTAGTTCAGTAAGCTCATCAAGAGTACGCCTAAGAAGAAGCCCACGATGATTGCCATTATGACAATACCTAAGGGGGTCAGCAAGAAGGGCAAAACTTTTTCCTCCACCTGCCGAGCCACCGTAGAGTACATCTCTTTCAGACGAGGAAAGAAACTCTTCTTGAGGGCCTTCATTTGGTTGAAAAATAATTTCACGCCCATCCACAAGTTGCTCAACAGCGTTAGGAAGACCGTGTAGATCTTCTTTATCGATAAGTGTGGACTCTGTATTGTCTCTGAGTGCTTTGTCGACTTTTGTAATTTTTTCTTTAAGTTTCTTTGCATAATGCCTTTTATCCTCTGCCTGTTTAGTAGCTTTTGCTGCTCGTTTTTCTGCATCTCGTAACCTCTTTTGTGATTGTTTACGTGCTTTTACTGCAAAAGAATAGTAATAATTTGATTTAGGTGCGTTGGGATCTTTTTTAGGTCGCCCACGCTTTCGTTGTTCGGTCATTAATCTTTAGTTGTGTCTGCTTTACGTGGTTTTTGGTAAGGTTTCTTTTTATCAAAGTATTTTTTGCTTCTATCATACCCAGTTAAAGCATCTATACCTTTTACAACTAAGTTTAAAACACTAAACTTACCTAACGGTGATCCTGTTGGGTTTTGTTCTGTTTTTTCAGCCATCGATAGTTACCCCTTTCTTGGGTGGAAGTAGCACAATTCCGTGTACAGCTTGTACATTTACGTTAGTTGTTTCTTGTTTACCCAGTCCAACCCTATTTAAAAGCGATTCTGCAGCCCTGAAGCGTAGGTCATCACCTCTTTCAGGTACTGGGTTGTCAATTGTGCTTACAAG